CAGGGACTGTCGCCCCCATTAGTGCGGGCCACACGAACTCAGATGGTCATGTAGATGTATTTTCCTCAAATAAAATTTTAAATAGGAAAAGTGAACCAGCAAAAAGTTGGTATGAGATTACCGAGGAGGAGGAATTAGACCTGAAAACCAGAGGTCTATGCACAACATGCTTGGCGCCCTTTCAATCAAGGCACCGATGCTGTATTTTACAAGGCCTCCCGAAACCTCAATATAGTATAACAAGTAAATTGAGAAACAAGAGAAAAGCTTTAGCTAGGAAAAGTAGAGAAAAAGAAAAGCAAGCTAAAATTGCTGATACAATCTCCAATTTAATGGAACAACCTGAACGAATCACAGCTATATATAGACATGTCACGAGTGGCGAATGTTTGGACATACCACTTTTTATGAGACTTGCCAAAAGCTGCGAAGAAGAGCGTGAAAGACGATTGAACAGACGATGCAGCGACAGTGCCTGGCGTCCTGTCAAATTTGTCTCAGAGAAAGAAAGTTTTTCTAAAGTAGTCGGAAACACTTTTAAAACCACAGGTTATTCTGTCCCATCAAACCGGGTTTTCCCCATGGTTCCATCTCCAATTAACCATTTAAGAAGAGTTCCCAAGCCCAATAATCTCTTCCCAGAAAGAAAAGTTAGGGCCCAGAAAGAAAAACGGAATTATATGGTCACAGACGAGGAAATTAAACCCGACCCACCTCAATTTAGGAAACCGGTAACTCCCTTAATAAAACCGGATTCTGTTTCAAAAACTGTTTTTCCTCCACGAAGAGGCAAAAAGAAAGTTCCACCCAAATTTGAAAAAAGAAAATCAGATTTCGAATGCACTCCTACCCCGCTTGAAATTGACGACAACATTGACAATGACGTAATTTTTGAAGATGCTCCCCCAACCGGAAAAACTTTCCGAAGACGTGGAAGCAATGACATTGGTGTTGCTGAGGGGACTGCTGAAATCATTTTCACAAATACTGAAGGTTTGGAAAATCATGCTGTTAAAGCCAAAATGATGAAATGCCGAAATTGTCAAACTAAACATAGAATACATAGTTCTTTTATATGTAATTGCCTGGCTTGTGGCACTCAGCATTCGTGCACTACTCTCTGCCAAACCAAAATCGGCCAAATGAAGCTTCGCAGAAATATTTTGAATCAAAAAGGAATTAAAAGAAGAAACGGTGGTTCCAATAATAACGCAGTAGGTAAAAAGTCCAAATTACTAGACAATGAGATGTCTAGACAGGCCAGCAAGGAAAACGGCGAGGAAGATGCCCTTAGAGAAAAGGAAAATGATGAAGAATTAAGACAGCAAGAAATAAGAGAAGAAATAACCAACATTGAGATAAGCCGATTCATAGCTGTAGTCGAAAACATGCACTTCACTGTCTCACGAACGACAACCTCGGAATACGTTAAAGAACTCGAGGAAGTATTGCCATCGTTCTCTGCTGTCGCTGGCATGGGATTTGCATTCACTTCTCTTGCTACCTTTTTGAATACCTTCAGAGAAGCAATCAGTCTTTTTAAATTGGGGATTATTTCGTATGCCGTTCTCACTGCACTCATGTCCTGTTTTAAAATAAGAATCGAAACCACTTTCAGGTTCATGAACTTAGAAGATGTAGACAGCATTTTGGATCTCAGAACTGATGACAATGTTTATTCTAAAGTCAAACACCATAAAGGTCATGGCGCTCGGTTTTCAGTAACGAAAAGACACGTAGTAACAGTAAGCTTACCAAACAATGAAATTTATAAAGACGTCTTTACAATGAAGTCTGATGTTTTCCAAATATTAGTCAGTCTCGAATTATGCTGTCAAGCGCTATGTGCCGCAAACACCACCTTAAATCTTACTCCTGAGTTGTCGGACCTAAAGATACGAACCTCATGCTATAGAAACACCTCCGTTAATAATAACAAATACTCTGTCCTCGGACCTGGCGGTTCTATTCAAGACAACACCGCTGAATTTTGTGTGTGTTATAATTCTTACCTGAGAACTAAAACTTCAATAATCTCGGATTTTCGGCAAAGCCCCATCGATACGCGTTCGCATATGGGTACAGAATCGATGAAACAAGGCTTCCTCAGTACCCTCCGATTTCCGACACTGCAAGACTTGTTAGGTATAGGGACTCTGATCTTGACATTCGCCCCGTCAGTGCTGCCTCTAGCCCATGGTATGTTCACGGAGCATCACTGCTCAAGACAGACAGATTTCACTCCCGAACAACTTTATGTGGAATTGAAAAAAGATTTTGTTATGCCCCACCCAAAATCGAATCATGCACCAACTTTGAAACTTACGACTTTTCAGAAAGTGAGTTCAGGATTAGGAAGTATAGGCTGCCTTGTAGTCAAGAACCTGTGTATATCAGGTCTTATAGGACTAACAGCTTCAGGTGCTGCCCATTTCACCACGATTATCTTCCAGAATGTCATAAATGCATTGGAAGACAAGATCAAATTTCACGAAAGCTTGACGGGCTCCCAGAATCAATTCGAAGCGTTATGGAATGCAGAAGACACAAAAACATTATGTTCTGCTCTGAAAGCATTAGAGCCATACGCACCGCTTTTGACGATGGCCGCTACCATTGTGATACCTGTAGTGGCATTGTTCACCTCACCTGTAAGTGCGTTGCTGCAAACAATGATTGCGGTTGTCATATGCAGACAGTTATGTCCACAATCATGCCTAAATTCTTTGGACGAAATATCACGCTGGATTTTAAAGCGTATCAAGAATTTAGGGAAGAGATCACTCCAGGATTCATTGATAATCTTGATTTCGTTCTTAGCGAGAGCTGGGGAGAACTTGCAACACCTATTGATAGGGTCAGAAATAATAGAAATATTCGCAAACTTTGTTGCAGTTATGGAAGAGAGATTGGAAGACTGCATCCCTCTGGTTTCACTAAAGAACATGCTTTTTGCCGCACAGGCACGCTGTATAGATCTGATCCAGGAAATAGTAAGCCCTACTCCTCCAACGAAATATCATCTCAATTCAGGTATACAGAGATCAGCGACCAGCTTCTTACACCGAGCTTTTCACCAAGCAGTGGATGTTTTCAACGTTCTAGATTCATCAATAATAGAGTTCCTAGATTCGATGAATGCGATGACAACAGAACTGAAACAAAAAGTGTTTCCTATGGGAAAAGCGATGCAGGAATCCCCCTTGGACGACTTCTCAATGAGCGAGTTCGAACATCAAACCAAAACCTGCGAGGAATTGCCAGAGCTTATTCAACCAGGAACAGTAGAACCGATTTTTTGTCACGATCTTTAAATTTTAAAATAGATAGGCAATCAGGCAAACCTGCTGTTAAATTCATAAAAGACATTCTAGAAGACCAATCGCAGAAATATGCGCACAACTGGGACAATTCTCCCATTCCGCCTCCTGAATCTAGATGTCTTTCACATGAATTTGTGGATTTTGTACAACTTTGGGTGGAGAAGAACCTCACGCCTCTCCCTGCCGACACTGATTTATCCATTGAAACCTGGTTGAATGGCACCCATTATCCTGCGTGGAGGAAAAAGCAGTTGATTGAGAAATTTAATAAAGTTAAAGATATTTTAGAGAAAGATGAATATGGAAATTATAAATATGCTGCTGTCAAATCGTTCATCAAAGATGAGTTTTATCCTGAACAGAAACATTCACGAATAATAAACTCTCGAACTGATGAATTCAAATGCGCAGTTGGACCAACTTTCAAGAAAATAGAAGAGGCTGTTTATAAACTCAAATTCTTCATCAAGAACATACCTCATAAAGATCGAGCTAAATTCCTCATGAAAAATGTCTACAGTGAAGGTAGTGCTTACATGGAGAGCGATTTCGCTCAATATGAAAGCCATTTCACCGATGAAACTATGGGCAAAATTGAATTTGTCCTATATGATTACATGACCCAAAATTTGCCTAATCATGAAATCTTCATGTTCATGATGGAAAGAATTGTAGCGAGTGTGAATCTCTGTGAATTTAAAAACATAGTACTTCAAGTCAGAGCCAAAAGAATGTCCGGCGAAATGAACACTTCATTAGGCAACGGATTTGCCAACCTAATGCTGATAATGTTTGTTCTGACGAAAATGGGCTATTCTGCTGAAGAAATACGAGTGATTATAGAAGGAGATGATGCATTGACGGCAATCGATCCTGATAACATCCCACAGTCTTGCCACTTCGCTGCACTAGGTTTCACAATCAAGCTCATCATCCACACCGACTTCAACCTAGCTTCTTTTTGTGGATTGGTTTTTCACCCATTGGAAATGATAAACATAACCAATCCTATAGAAGCCATGCTGTCTCTAGGTTGGCTGCCGGCTAAATACCGGCTCAGCACTGACAAACTCAAGAAATCGCTTCTCAAAGATAAAGTTTTATCCATGTTATACGAATACAATGGCTGCCCGATTATATTCAAATTGGTTGAAAGATTGTTATTCTTAATGAAAGACATAATTCCTAAATCATACTATACAGGTTATTATGAAGCTCAGTTGCACGAAGAACGGAAAAAATTTAAAATTACACCTAGAAGTCCGGGCCCGCTTACTAGACTCACGATGGAACAGAAATACGGAGTGACAATAGATGAACAGCTAGCATTAGAAGATGAAATCTCCCAAATGGGGCTTGAACCCTTTCACAGTGAATTATTACTATCTAAAGCAAATCAAGATCAGATAGATTATTTCGAGAATTACGTCATCACAACTCCCGTTCTACCAAAAGATGATTTCCTCAAAAGACCTACCTTATTAAGGAGCGCTGGGCCCGAAACAATAAAAACTTACTTATTGTGATGGAAATCGAAAACAAAGTTCCAAATAGACGAGCTAGAAACCAAGCTCGCAAAACCAAAAAACAACAACAAAACAACAATGCTGGGAACGCCATCCGCCGTCGCGGGGCCACCTACCAGCAAACCAAACCCAATCAGAATGCCAACAACAACGTGATAACCCAACCACGAAGAATTAGAAGACTAGAAAACATCAACCGCGGGACTCAGAAAATGAGGATCCCAGACTTGAGTTACAAAACAATGTCCCAATGTGCAATGGACTATGCACTTGCACTATCTAATCCGTGGTCCCCTGATTTGAGTAAAGCCCCCTGTGTTCCAGACGCCATATGCTTGCCTTCTTACAAATTCGGACCTATTGTTAAAGGTACCTTCGAAATAGGCAATGACAGCGTGGGATACGTGGGAATCTGCTCATACGGAATGATACAAAATGATAAAGCATGTGGATTAAAGACAAATTCTTCTTTCACCAACACCGTTTATGATCAGAATATTAACGGCAGCAGCGTGCTTGCACTTTATTCCAATAGCCCTTATTCCAACGCAGACTTTGGAACTGGTTCCAAACAGTACCGAGTAGTAGGATGTGGACTCAAAGTCAGATATGTTGGCAGTAATTTTAATAAATCTGGAAGAATGCTATTCTTAAGAGAACCTAACAATGGCAACATACAAAATGCATTAACAGATGAACAAATCAACGCCTATAGAGAAACAGTGACAGTTAAGACGGACAACAAATGGCACTGTGTCACATACACACCAGCGACATCAACAGACTTGGGATATATCAAGCCTGATCTTTTCCCTGTGATTTTCCAATACATAAATTTGTTGTGCTTCTGCACAGGAAAACCCGGAGAAATTTACGAATTCGCCAGTCAAGCGTGGTATGAAGTAGTAGGATCCAACTTACCTCAATTGACACGGAGTCATGTTGACCCAATAGGCATGGGAGCTGCTTTGCAATCCAATACAGAAGTGACCAAAGATGGCACTCCTGAATCAAATACAAGCAAAGTAATGGAAAACATAGGATCAGCTCTCAAAGACGTGACAGGCCTCAGTCCAATGGGCTTGTTGCAAGAAGGAGTCAAAATGATTTTATAAGACTCCTTACCGTTCGGTATAACCGAACGAGGGCACTCATGCCTTTAAAATGAAGGTTTAGAACCCAAAAACTCTAGCCCGCGCCACTAGTTGGCCACCGG